GCCTTGCTGAAGGCTATTGAGGCCCTTCTGCTGCTGGCCGGCCATGTACTGGTTGATGACGTTGCTGGACTGGCGGGCGGCGTTGGCGGCCGCTTCGGGGGTGAAGCCGGTCTTGTTGGCCAGCATGTTGCCGAAGGTGGGCATGGCCCCCAGCGCGATGGCCCCTTTGCCGATGCGAACGCCGGGATTCTGGTAACCGACGCTGCCGGCCCGCGAGTCCTGAATGACGCCTGCAATACTCATGGTTGGCTCCCGCATCCAGTGTAGAGTGTGGCTCTTGTGGCGCTACAACGCTTGGTTCAGTAGCGATAGTCCGCCAGCAGCGTAGCCCCCAGGGGCGGCGCCGTGACGAAGCTCACCGTGTCGCCGGCCAGGGTGTAATGGCTGGTGGGCGTCTGGCGCAACCCGTTCTGGTACAGGTGCAATGACCCGCCCGCCGGGGCATGGGCCAGCGTAAAACTCTGATTGGCCCCGTCGATGACGCCGGATGGCACCTCGCCATCCACGAAGGTTGGCACCACCGGCAGCGAGAAGGCGCATTTCTGCAAGGTCACCTGGCCGTCGCCCAGGTTCTCGGTGAGCACCGCGCCCACGGCCAGCTTCCCGCCATCCACGGCCCGGCCGGCGATCTTGGCAGTCGTGATGCCGCCATCCTTGACGCTCAGTACGTTGGCGGCGATCTCGGTGGTGGCCCCATCGGTATTGATGCCCAGCTTCCCACCCGATAAGCCCAGCCCGCCATTGGCGGCCAGGTCCAGCCCCACGCCGCCGGCCGTCGCTTTCACCGGCGCGGCACATTGCACGGCGTACGCGCCCGTGCCGTTGGCGACGATGGTAATGCCATCGCCAAAGCCGCCGCCCTTGAGGCGCTGGAAGGCCCGCTTCTGCTGGCTGTCGGTGCGCGGATTGCGCGGGATGCGGCTGGCCATTACCTCACCATCCCTGCCGGCTCAAAGCTGGCGACAATCTGCTCAAGCGTCCAGGTGGTATTGGCCGTCGTGTTCCACAGCTTCACGAAGAACACCCCGCCAAGCTGCCGCTGGCGGCGGTGCAGTTGCCGGCCAGGAGCGGTGAACCGGCCAGCCGTCTTCAGATGCGGCGAGGCGAACGCGGCATAGGCGTCCTTGGCCGACTGGACGGTGTAATGGGCATTCCAGTTGACGCCGCTCAGGCCCGCCGGAAGCTCGCCCAGGTAAAACTCCAGGTCCGTCAGGCGCCCTTGCTGGGCCACGCCGCCGGGCCGGAAGGGGCCGACAAAGACATAGGAGCTGATCGCGGTCCCGTCATCGGTGAGGCAGGCCGCATCGACCTTGCGGATATGCCCATCGCGCCCGCCCAAGAGCAGGTAACGGTCCAGCGGTCCATTGCCGTCATACACCAACGCGGCTGCCGGCCCGTGGCTGTCAGGGAACTGCTGGGGGAAGAAAGCCCCGCCCTCGGCGCTGGTGGCGTCATACCAGTAGTGTCGGGCGGCGCCGGGGATCTTGGGGGTCACGAAGATCCAGCAGCCTTCCCGATCGCGGTCCCAGGCCATCCCAAGCCAGTTGCCGCTGCGGTCGATGTCGGCAAAGAAGCTGGCTTCGCTGCTGGTGGACAGGTTCACCGGCTGGCTGCCGGGCTGGGCCTGCATCCGGTACAGCCCGCCCGTGCCCATGAAGTAGATGTTGCCGGCCGGGTCCTGGCACCAGGCATCCTTGCCCAGAATGCCGACCGATTCGGAGATGCTCACCACCGAGCCGCCGTCGGCCGGATCGCCGTCCACCAGGAACAGCGAGTGGTCGCAGCCGATGAGCATGCTGTCGTCGCGGAACGGGATCAGGGCCTTGATGGGCTGGCCGATCTGACCTTGGGCGCTGCTGGGGTTGAAGGCGACGGCCGCCTGGGCGTCATCCTGCGAGTAGTCGAAGTCGCGGGCGTTGCCGGCCCGGCTCATGTAGACGTTGCTGCCGTCGGAGACCACCACGCGGGTGCGCCAGATGCACAGGAGGCCAAGGTTCGCCGGCACGGTGCCCTTGGTGCTGAAGTCGGGGTTCTGCTCTGTCGTCCACTCTTCCACCGTCAGCGTGTCCAGGCTCATGCGCTTGGCCATGACCGAATCGACGAAGTAGACGTAGCCGTCCACGTCGCCGGCCGCGATGCCATTGCCGGCCGTCAGGGCCGCCTCGCCCCCGGTGGCCAGGGCCAGGGAACTCGGAGTCTGGCCCACGTAGATGCTGCCGTTGGCGGCGGCGGTCAGGAAGGTCTTACGCGCCACCGCCGGGTTGGGAAGCTGGCGCACACGGAAGTCCTTCAGGCCCGCGTCGGCCTGCTGGACATAGCCGGCCACGCCGAAGCCCACGCCGTCGTTGTTGGACAGCGAAGACAGGTCCGCCTCCACCTGCAGGCGCACCACCCCGTTGCACAGGCCGGTGATGATGTTGCCGTCAATGCGCAGGATGAACTCGGTCTGGATGTTCGTGGGAAGCTGCTGGGCGAAGCTGTAGGTGTGCGTGTAGCCGTTGATGCCCGTGTAGCTGCCGGGCATGCCGCTGAGGCTCATCGTGCTGCGGTCGAAGACGAGCTTGATGCCGCTTTGGCTGCTGCTGATCGGGCGCTGGGCCTTGGCGTACATCCAGTGTTCGTACATGGGCGAGCCGCTGTCCGTGCAGAGCAGCCAGTTGCCGACCACCTCGAACTGGTCCTTGGGGAAGGGATAGGCGGCATTGCGCAGCGAGGCGGCTTCCATGCTCAGGTTGGTACTGGTGTGGCCGCCGTTGCGCCACAGGCGGTTGGCCGAGAGGACCAGGGCGCCGGGGTTGTTGCCGCTGCTGCCGACGTAGTTGCCGTAGTAGGCGTTCTCCGAGGCCGTCCAGTAGTTGCCCCGTCCCAGGCCGCCATAGTCGCCGATCTCCATGCCTGCCGTGGCGCTGGCAAAGTCGTCATACCAGATGGTCTGGCCCAGCGTGGCATCCCTGGCCGGCCGGGCTGACTGGAGCAGGCAGTTGACGGCCGCGCCATCGCCCAGCGGCGCCGCCGTCACCTTGGCGCTTCCCCCGCGCTGGCCGCCGCGCAGGCGCGAGCCGTGGGGATCGAAGGGCAGGACGTTGAGGCAATCAACACAGGCCCCTTCCGGCATCGACTCATAGCCGAAGTTGCTGTTGCGCCCGGCAAACGGGAACTTCAGAAGCTGCTTAACGGTCTTGCCCATATTGCCCAGGTCCTCATGCGGCCTTTCCTCACACCGGGATGTTGTTGTAGCTGTCCACACCCGTATAGGGGCGCTGGGCGCGGAAGCGGTCTTCGGAGCGGTCGCCATAGTCCCCCAGCCGCTTGGGGGCCGCCTGCTTGTCCTGCTCCATCGACCGCTTGAGGGCATCGGCATAGTTCTGGGCCTGCACGCCCATGCCGTCGCCGCGCTGGCGCTCCGCTTCCATCAATGCGGCGGCCAGGATGGCTTCATCATGCTGGAAGCCGGCTACGGGCCGGTCGGTCAGGTCCACCAGCTTGTCGGGGAACAGCCGCGCCCGCGCGGTGACCGTGTACTCGGAGATCGGTGTGGGCCAGAAGATGGCCTGCCAGCGGGCGCCGTCCGTGGCGGCGTTAGCGGCCTTGGGCCGGAAGGCGACATACGCGGGATCGCCGCTTACGTCCCCGCCGGCCTGCATTTCACGGATGGCGCCTTCGCCGACGGTGGCGATGCTCAGGTGCGGGCCATTGGGCGGGTAGGTCCAGGGCACCAGGATGCTGCCGTAAAACCCGTCCGGCATGTCATACTCCGCCTGGCCCGCAACGAAGGTGATCTGGATCGTGGGCGTGAGGAACTGCCAGCGGGGGTTGCCGGTCAGGAAACGGCGATAACCGTCGTTGACCAGCCGCTTGCACAACTCCAGGTCATGGGGATCGACCGGAAGCTGGGCGGCTTCGGTGCCGTCCGCCCCATAGCAGGCGATGCCCAGGTACTCGGCGACCCGGATGACAAAGTCGGCAAAAGTCAGTGATAGCGAAGGGGTGGCCATCGCTTATGCCCTCCACGACACCGACGCGCACACCGGGGCGCTGGGCTCAGAGCCAGCCGCCCCGGCGGCTCCTGCAAGGGTCTACTTGAACTGGATCGTCTTGACGGCGGCGGCGCCGCTGGTGTCGGCGGTCTCGGCCGCAACGGCTTCCAGCGGCAGGTTGCCCGAGCCGGGGACCACTTCCTCCAGCGAATAGCTGGCGGCCGCCGGCCCCAGCAGCGTGGTGAACGCCGTGGCATTGGCCTTCACCGAGGCGCGGGCCATGCCGTTCTTGCGCGGCACGATGATGTCCACGAACGCCGGGCCGGTGACGCCCGCCGAGGACGCCGACACGATGCCCGCAAAGGCATTGACATTGCCGGCCGCCGGCTTCTCCACGGCCACGCCCAGGCGCAGCTTGGGATTGGCGTCGGTCAGCGACGCATCGTTGTCGAAGCACAGCACGTAGCCTTCCTGTAAGGTGTCGGTGCCGATGTACCACACCTTGCGGACGTCCAGTTGTTCGGCGGCATTCATCTGAGGCAACATGGGTTCGCTCCTTGGGAATGTCGGTCGTCCGCTTTCAGAGGCCGTGGCATCACCGGCTCAACTGACAAAGGGACAACGGACCAACTACTGACTACGGACCACTGACTAACCCGCAATGGCCAGGTGCAGCACGAAGCCGCTCTCGCGCACGTTGATGTCGAAGTACTGGTACGAGCTATCAACGAACGTGGTGATGACGTTATGCTGCTCCACGTCCATCATGGGATCGCTCTCGCGCATCCAGTCGCCTTCCTGCACGACCGGGTAGAACTTGGCGTGGTTCACCCCGTACACCGGCTTGTCCGCGTCGCCGTCGAGGCTGGCGGTGTGGACGATCTCCACCCGGCGGAAGACGGTGTTGCCGTGGAACTTGTCCAGGTCGTTGCCCAGGTTGTCGGCGTTCTTGCTGGTCACCAGGTCCTCGTACTCGACCAGCGTGTCCAGCCCCATGTAAATCTTGTACATGGCCGCCGGCCCTTCCTTCAGGTCGGTGACCGTGATCGGGCTCTGGAAGTCCAGGGCATGAAACGCCCGCCGCATGCGCTTCACAAAGTCGGCATCGACGGCCGCATACGTGCCGGCGTAGTTGCGCCAGCGGGCGAAGGCGGCCAGGTTCCCGTCGATACCACCCTTGTTGGTGCTGGTCGAGCCATCGCCAAAGCGGATGGTCTTACCGATGAAGTCGCCACTGCTGGAGACGCCGGTGTCGCACTTGCTCAGCCAGTACGGCAGGCCGCGCGGGTTTAAGTCATCGCTCTGGCTGTTGGGCGTCGCCCAGGCCCGCCGCTCCAGCAGGTTGGCCATGGCCATCATCGAGTCCAGTCGCCGGCTCTTGAGCAGGTCGATGTAGCGGGCCGGGGCGCGGTTGCGCAGGGCCTCGCGGCGCTCGATGCTGTAGTAGGTCTGCACCTGGCACCAGGGGGCGGTGATCTTGAGCTGGGTGTCGCCGATGTTCAGCGGCGTCTTCTGGTAGAGGCGCACGTGCTGGGCGTTGCCGTTGTCGTACAGCACGATGTTGCGCTCGATGCTGGTGCCGCTCTCGATCTGCTTCTTATTCTGCTTGAACCAGCGGTTCAGGACCGGGTAGTTCTGCTGCGCCAGGGCGTACTCGAACTCCATGTCCGGCAGGTTCGCCAGGGTGGTCTTCTGAAGGTCGATCAGGTCAGCGTTGGAGATTCCAGTGGACATAAGTCTTTCCCTCTCGTGTTGGTTGCCAGTCGTCGGGTCTGGGCCCTTGGTTACAGGCCGCGCTCCGCCCAGAAGTTGCCTACGGCCTCCATGGCCGCCTTCTCGGATCGCGCTGCCCCGTCATCGACGGTGCGGGCGATCTTGCGCTGCGTGGGCCGGGCGGTGATGCGGCTGGAGCGGTCCTTCACCTGGGCCACCAGCCGCTGGCGCTCGATCTCGTTACGCCGATCCGCCGTGAACAGCGCGTGGGCGCGTTCCAGGGCGTCGGAAACGGATAGCTCGATGCCCTGCATGGCCGCGCCGGCGACGATCTGGTCGGCAAGCTGCGCGACCTGCGCTCGGGCATCGTGCTGCTCCTTCGTGGTCTGGCCATTCTTGCCGTACAGGTCGGCAAAGCCGTCTTCCCAGCCCTTGAAGACCAGGTTGACTTCCTTGGCCAGCGCCTCGGACTGCTGGGCCTGTACCCATGCCTTCATCTGCCCAAGCTCCGCCTTCATCTGCCGGAAGGGCTCGATGACTTCAGAGCCCAGGGGCCTCAGCAGCTTCTCCACCAGGTCTTCGCCGTTGTCCTCGCCGAACTTCTTCAGGCCGGCTTCGGAGTAAAGGGCGTCGAGTTGGCTGCCGGTCGCCGGCGCTGCCGGTTGGGCCGTGGGCGCCGCCGGTGCGGCCTGCGGCTTGGCGGCATTCTGCGTCCGGCCAAGCTGCGCGTACCGGTTGGACAGGTCGTTGAAGGAGCCGTGCAGGCGCTCGAAGGTCCGCTCGGCCAGCGCCGGGTTCTGGGCATAAAACCCGTCGATGTCCTCCTTGGACCAGCCGGCGCGCTGGGCCGCATGGCGCAGCACCGGGGAGAGGGTAGCGGTGGCCTCCTCGCCAGACGCGGGTGCGGCGGCCTTGGCCTTGGGATCGGGCTTCTGGGTCGGATCGTCGGCCTGCTTGGCGCTTCCATCGGGATCGTCGCCAGCGGCGGAACCGGCATCGGTCGCCTGGGCGGCCTCGTCCAGTTCCTCCTGCTGCTCGACATCGGCCTGGCGCTGCCGGGCGGTAGCGGATGCTTCGCCCGCGCCCGAATCGCCGCCGCCAAAGACTTCGGCAAACTTCGCCTCGATCTCCGGCGTCACCAGCGACTCAGACGATGCGCCGCCGTCACCCACAGGGTCAGCGGCAGACTGATCGACCGACTGCGAACCGTCGTTCTCCAAAGGCATCTCTCAACCTCCGAGAACAACGTACAGCACACGCCTGCACGGACGGAAAGGAATCTTGGGATGTAGCGCTGGCCTGAAAGGCCCGCCCCGCCGTATGATTTCGTATCTGCAGGCTGGTCGGGCATTGGCCCGTTGAACCTTCCTGCTGGCCTGGCAGGAGTCGTGTATGGCCAGCGACGCTGTTGATAGCGATAACAAGAACCCCCTCGAACCACAGGCACTGCCCGAACTGGCTGCGGTGATCCGGTCCCAAACTAAACAAATACTTCAGCGATGGGATGCTGCGACCCGACTGGTGCCACAGACGATCAGCGACCTGAATCTGGAGGAGATGAGGGATCACCTGCCGGAGATACTGGCCCTGTTGGCTGACCTGCTCGAAGAGCCGACAGCCCAGCGCATGCAGTTCCTAGTCGAGTCCACCGCATTGCATGGGATCGCCCGCTTCCATCAGCGCTATGCCCTACCGCAACTAATGAGCGAAGGCCGCCTCCTGCGGCGGGTGATTGTGGAACAGGTGGAAGTAGCACTGTCCCGGCAGAAGACCCCTGCCGAATCAATCGGCCTTCACACCGGCATCGACATCATCCTTCACGGTGGTTTCCTGTCGCTGGCAAACGAGTGGTCGGAAGAACTGCGCCACGCGAGACAAGAAGCGGAGGCAGCCAACCGGGCCAAGGACGAATTCCTGGCGGCGCTAAGCCATGAACTGCGCACGCCTCTGACGCCAATATTGTTTACGATCTCTCTGTTGGAAGAACGGCGTGACCTTCCGCCGGACACCCGCGCTGACATTGAGACGATCCGGCGGAGCGTGGAGTTGGAGGCCAGGCTGATCGACGACCTTCTGGACCTGACACGTATCGCCCGAGGCAAGCTGCAGCTGGACATCACACCTGTGGATATGCACTTAGTCATCCGCCGCGCCTACGACATGTGCTGCAAGGGTCAGCCTCAGCGCATCTCCCTTGAACTGAATGCCCCACAGCACCACGTCCATGCGGATCCCGCTCGCCTACAACAAGTGTTCTGGAACCTGCTGAACAACGCCGTGAAGTTCACGCCGCCTGAGGGCGACATCCGTGTCCGCACCAGCAATGCCGATGGCGAAGTCCGCGTTGAGGTCATAGACACCGGCGTCGGCATCGAGGCGGAGCTTGTGCCCAAACTGTTCACTGCATTCGAGCAGGGTGGCGAGGGGACCACGCGCCGGTTCGGCGGCCTGGGATTGGGACTGACGATCTCAAAGCGGTTGATGGACCTGCAAAATGGCTCCCTCATCGCGCAGAGCGCAGGCAAGGGCAAGGGAGCCACCTTTACCGTGGGCATGTCCGTGGCGCCTGTTCCGGCCCAGCGGCCGGACGATGGGAGCATCGCCGGGCCTCCTGAGCCGGAGCAGCGACCACTTGCTATCCTGCTGGTAGAAGACAACGAATCGACCCTGCGCGCGCTGGCGCGACTGCTGGAATCAATGGGCCATCGGGTGAGGATCGCCTCGACGGCCGAGCTGGCCTTGGCAGCGGCCCAGCAGGAGCGGTTCGATCTGCTCATCAGCGATCTGGGACTTCCCGATAAGAACGGCCATGAACTGATGCGAATGCTGCGAGAGCATTCCAGCATGCCCGGCATCGCGCTGAGCGGGTTTGGTATGGAAGCAGACATCCGTAGTAGCGAGGAGGCGGGATTCGCTGCTCACCTGACCAAGCCCGTCGATTTGCAACTACTGGCGGCAACGATTCGGCGGGTGCAGCCAGGTTGAGAATTGGGTACGGCCCATGAGTGTAGAAACTTGCAGGCGCTACAGCCGCGCTGTAGATTCGGATTCCTGGGTCGGCTTGGTATTCCCCGAAGACGGTTCCCCCCTCCTTCTTCAACCAACCGGCCCTTTTTTGTTTACTCAGCAGTACGCATCCTTATCGTAAAACCCCAGCCGCTTCATTATGCGTTTCTTCTCGCTGTGACTGCGGACGATGACGCGGCCATCGTCGGCCATGGGGATGTCGGGATGCAGCCGCCGGTGCTCCGCGACCTGGCTGGGATGCACCCCCATCGAGTCTGACAGGATCGGCTTGTCGTACTCCATGTCCGTGGAGTTGACCTGCTCTGCCGTCAGGTCGCGGCCGATGTTGTCGCTCCCGCAGATTCCGCAGGGCGCAACCTGGTTCCGCCGGCTGATGGGCCGGATTTCGGTTCGACTGGCCCCGCACTTGGCGCACTTGTAGCAGTAGATTGGCATTGTCCTTCTCCGTCTTTGGTGTTGATCGTCAGTAGGCGGCTTGAAGCTCCCCGGCCGTGGCTTGCTGCTGCTGCATCCGTTCCATGTCGGGCGAGATGCCACCGGTTGGTCCCATCTGCCCCGGATTCGGCTGCTGCGGCCGGCCACCGCCGGGCAGCGGCGGCGGCGCCATCGACGGCGCGGGCATCCCCAACCCCGCCGCCTTCCCGTCGGGCGGGACCATCTGCATCATCTGCTGGATGCGGGCCTGCAGCGCCTGACTGTTGATCAGCTCATCGGCTTCCTCGATGCCCACCTCGCGCATGACCAGGTTCATGGCCGCTTCGATGTTGAACGCCGGCCCCAGAAGCTGGAATGCCTGCGCCATCGCCGGCAGGCCGGTCTGGATGAAGTCCAGCACACGGCGGACCTTCAGGTTCGGGTCTTGCCGGGCCATGCTGTACGGCTGGACCGAGAGCATGTAGTCGAAGAAGTCGCCCTCGCGCATCTCCGGGGTGTAGATGCCCCAGCGCCAGGAAGTGGCCGAGGGCGACAGCCTTGACCAGTTCATCCTGTTCACCAACACCCACGACGGCAGCCGGGCGGCCTTGATCCTGCCCACCTCGGTGCGCGTGGTGTGCATGAATACCCTTCGCCTTGCCCTGGCTGGCAGCCGAGGCAAGGCGCTGCGGATTCGCCACACCGGCGAGATTGACAGCAAGCTGGATGAGGCCCGGGCGGCCTTGGGCATTGCCACCGAGCAATTTTCCGCCCACCTGGAGACCAGCCGCAAGCTGGCCGGCCGGAAAATCCAGCACCGGGAGTTTATCGACTACCTGGACCGCATCATTCCGCTGGAGAAAGACCCCGCCAGGAAGCGCGCCAACAACGGGCGCCAAGAGGTGCGGGCGAAGATCAAAGACAACTTCTACATCGACCCCCGCCAGCAGCTTGCCGCTATCCGGGGCACGGCCTGGGCCGCGCTGAACTCCGTCACCCATTACGTGGACCACCAATTGCCCAGCCGAGGCGGCACCAGCCGCCAGAAGGCGGATAACGCCTTCTATTCGGTCACCCTTGGCCACGGCAACGACATCAAGCAGGAGGCCTACAGGGCAGCCGTTGAGATGTTCGCCGGGGCTTGAATGCCCCCCAGGGCGGCACGGTCGAATAGGCCGCGCCGCCCTTTACTCGCCGCAACACGGAGAAAATGCCATGAGAAAGCAGGTCATCGGATTCAGTATCGGCAGCCCGTACGTCAGCGCGGGCGGATACCGTCACTTGGAGATCACCGTAGCCGCCTATGCGCCCATCGACGCGGTGCAGCAGATCGCCAACTGGCTGCACAACGCCGACCAGGCCGACTACTACCGCCGCCGCGCCTGCCAGGTCAAAGAGGCGACGGGCGGCACGATCTATTACGACCGCATCGGCATTGCCGACGGCCTGCGCTTCGACTGGCAAGACGACAGCGAGCGGCGCGGCCAGTGGTACGGCCAGCGCGTGACGTTTGAAGCGCGGCCGATCCTGCTGACGCTGCTGGCCAAGCTGGCGCGGCACTTCGCCCCCAACCCGCTGGGCAACGTGGACGCGGCAGACTTCGTGGGCGGCCTGCTGGCCCTGGGCGCCATTCCGCTGGTCTATGGCGAGTGTGATGTATGGCTGCCCGTCAAAGACTTTGACCCCGCTACCAAACTGGAAACCCCCAGGCCGGCCGAGGCGACAGCCGAGGCGACAGCGGCGGCGCTGGCCTGACTCCATCGCACCAGCCGAACCGCTGAACAGGCGGCCGGCTGGCTTTTACCCCCTTTACCGCGCCAGAAGGCGCACGAGGAACCCATGAACGTTACGGCACGCATCGACGGCGGCAGACTCATCATCGAGCTGCCCATCAATCCACAGCCTGTCCCCAGCAGCACGGGGAAAACTCTGGTGGTCGCATCGACCCACGGCAACGCCCCGACGGCCTGCCTGGTCCAGGGCAAGCCGCTGGTGATCGGCGTGAATGCCTACATCAAACGCTGAGCCATCCGGGCGGCTGGCGCTGGCAAGGCCCTGGCCGCTCTTTCTCGCCGAACTCTTTACCCAACAGGAGGCATGAGCCAATGTCACAGGCAGCAGATCCCATTCAGACGCTGGGCCGGATCATCGGCCCCCGCTGTGCGGCGCGGTTCCACTTCGTCGACGCCGCCACCGTCGGCAACGGCAAAGGCGACAGCGCCACCGTGCTGGCGTTCGACTTCAAGGACACCGGCCGGCGCTTGCTGGTCAGCGAGTGCGGCCGGTTCTTCCAGCGCCAGGAGGATGGCGGCCTGTATCCCGTGCCCAGGCTGGAGGCGGTGCGGCGCGTGCTGGCGGAGATTGAATAGGAGACCCCAGCGCACGGAGACAAAGCCATGACAACCAAGCAGACCAACAAGGCAACCCCGGCCCAGACGCCGGGTGATGATCGCTTCGCCGGGCTGGTGCGGGTGCTGCGCGAGTACCACGCGCTGTGGCCGCACAACGCGGCCAGCACTGCCACCCATGCCCAGCTTGTCGCCTACATGGTGGCCGCCTCAGACTGCTGGAACAAGCGGATAGCGCCGCTGGTTGAAGCCGAATGGTACCGCCAGCTTGACCAGGATGAGCAACCAGGGCGGCCTGGCCGCCAAGGCGGTGCGCCATGAATGACCGAGACCTGTTCGGGCGGGTAGTCATCTATCCCATGAAGGCCGAGCAACTGCCGCTATTCCACGAGCCCACCCCCCCGCCGCCCATCGTCATACCGGGCCAGACGGCGGAGGATCGGCGTATTGCCCGCAAGTTTGCCCACACGCCCACGGCCGAGATGTTCCCCGCCAGACCTGCCGCGCCGCGCAGGCCGCCCTCGCTGCCAGACCGCATCGAGGCGGAGATAAAGCGGCGCGGCATACCCTACGTCAACGTCACCGAGGCCAAGCGGGCGCTGTTTGCTTCAAAGACTATCGAGACCTGCTTTCACTTCGTAGTCTACTCGCCGGCCGGCGATAACTGGCTGCTGCTGGTCGGTGAAGCTGGCGAGGCGGGCCGCCGCGCCATGGCCGAATGGGAGCAAATCTTCGGCGATGGATTCAAGGCCGTATTTGCGGTAGAGCGGGCCGCCGGCATCGTCTACAAGACACTGAGCGGTGAAAAGCTGGACCTGTCGGAACTGGCCAGCGGCAAGGCCAGGGCCGCCGCCTCAGATGCCCCATGAAACGGGCCGATAATATTGAAGGCGTGGCATGCGCCATCGCCGGGCCAATGAGCTATCGCGTCACCAAACAAGGCCGCATCGAGTCCGTTACCGGCAAGACGCCGCGCTGCCGGCATTGCGGCAAGCGCCTGCGCCCCAACTACCAAAACCAGTTCAAGCAGATCACCAAGTATTACCTGTACAGCCAGCAGCCGGATGGGCCAGCCGTCGAGTTCGATTCGGTCCTGGGCAAGTGGCGGCAGACCGTCATCACCCGCGAGCTGGTAAGCCGCAAGTTCCTGGGCACGTTTGGCAAACACGGCGATGGCTTCTTCTGCAATCACGTCTGCGCCAGCGCCTGGGCGCTGGAGACGATGAAGCGCATCGACGCCGGCTCGATCAAGCTGGTCGATTGCGCCACCAAGGCGCCCGCGCAGCGTTGAGCACACGCCACACCCCCGGTATGATGAAGGCACAATTTGGTTGATTCGCTGGCTTAGCGAGTCGTCTGGAACGTTCAAACTATCACCCCGGCAAAACCGGGCTTTGCACCCACGACGAATTCGCCGGGTCCGGCTCCGCGCAAGCGGGGTCTGGCACCCGGCGGATGAACCGGGTGCAAGCGCTGTGATAGGCGTGAACGTTCGGGGAGTCCGCCGGATGGTGGATCCCGTTTCGCTTTGCGCTGTTGCCGGCCCGGAATCGCTGAGGGTTCGCAGGCTCATCTGGGTCGTCCAGCGCGACGTTACGCTCTTTGTTGTGGACAATTATTGGAGAGAATAGGCTGGTGGAAAATCGGCGGCTTTGCCGAATAGGAGCGGGGACTCCCCTGAACCACACCGCCCTGCAATACCGGCCATCTGTGCACGGGCTGCGTCTTGCGGGCGAGGTGGGTCGACGGGAGTCCAGCCGGACGACGTAGTCCGGACGAAAAATTGATTCGCTGACCTTGCGAATCTTCCTGGGACCAAAAGCTCTCACCCCGGCTAGCCGGGTCTTTTCCACCAGGGCCATTCTGCTGGGTCCGGCTCCGCGCCGCATAGGCACGGGGTCCGGCACCCGGCGGATGCGTACCAGGTGGAAGCGCTGTGAGAGGCGTGGGTCCCTGGGAAGCGTCCGTCGGATGCCGTATCCCGTGCTGTTTGGTGTGGAGTTATGACAACTCCCCCCGCCAGCCAGAACGTCCTTCCGACTGTAGCTTCGCATCGTCCATTTGACCAGAGTTCGGCGACGCCGGCGAATCGCCGCCGAGAGTTCGTTCCCTCTCTTTTGCAGGTGGGGAACGGAGGTTGTTTGAACTATGGCGCAATTCCTGGGGCTGTTTCCGCGATCCTACGCGGAGGCGGAAAAGTGGGTCAAGGCCGCACATAAGGTCGGGACCGAATGGAGCAAATCGCTCTGCACGGGCTGTCGGCTGCATAGCCATGGCGAAGCGGCCGTGTCCGTCCAGTCCAACGGCGTGGATATCGTCACGTGGATGGCCACCGGCCGCATCAAGATCAACACCAAGGGGCGTAACGACTCGCCCACGTTGGCGAAGATCAATGCCTGCCTGCCGGACGGCTACCGCGTCGTCAAGAAAGGCGGCGCGGTGCATCTGACCGGCCCCGCCGGCAACGTCGCGGTTTTTCTCAGCAGCACCATCTTCCGAGTCAGCGACGCTGCGGAAGAAGACGAAGCCGCCGAGTCGCCGGCCGAGGCCGCCACGTAAGGGGCCGTTATGCCGCAAACGCAGTACCAGCCCCGGTTCGTGTTGGTCTGCTGGCCGCTGTGGTGCGTGGCCGAACCGGAGCGCACCGAGCGGACCCGGTTCTACGTTGGCCTGCACCAGCCCGATGACACCATCACCATCCTCTGGGGACCGACCAGGGATCAGGCCGAAGCCGTTGAGCTGATAGGCAAGCCGGATCGCATCAAGCTGCTGCTGAAGATGGACCGGGAGGATGAGCTTTGGCGCCAGCGAATGCTGAAGTTCCATGACGGCCCGTTCGATGATCCCAAACCGGAGCAGGTGCGAGCCGCTGTCGGCATGACGCGCAAGCCGCCGCCGGGCCTGTTCGGCGAGGGCGGCACATGAGCGACCAGCACACCGCCGGCCCATTCCGGCCCGGACCATCCACCGTTGAGGGGCGCATGGCCATCGAATCCGTCACGTCCTGCAAGCAGGTCGCCGTCGTCTACAACACCCACGCCGCCGAGGGCCAGGCCAACCTGCTGCTGTTCTGCGCGTCGTGGAAGCTGCTGGGCGTTGCCCGCCGGATGGTGGCGGCGCTGAAAGCGGACGAGGGGCGGGAGTGGGATGCCGAGATTCACGAGTTGGAGTGCGCCATCGCCGAGGCGATAGGCAAGCCCCAGCCGGCCAGACCCAAGGAGCGGTGCCGTGAACGAGATCGAGCGAATCATCCGTCGCATGTCGCCGGTGGCTGGCGGCGTGGATGGCAATAGGCGGTTGGCTCCCGAAGGGCCAACTGGCGGCGAGATTTCAGGCTGAGGCGATCCGACGCACCACCTTGGCTGAAGGCTCATCGAGCCAGCCAACACTCCGTGTCGAGGAAGCCGGCTTGGATCGAGACGTCGCATGAAGCGTCAAGCTGGCGGTCGGGCCACATTGAATTCCTGCCTGATCCGCGTTGTCTCACGCTTAATTGTCTCGACTTCGGCGCCCTGATCGGTCAACACAAGCCGAGCCAACGCAACCGCCGCCTCCGCCTCCTCGTAGCAAGCGTAGTCGGCGCCCACCTGGACCAATTCATCTCGCTCGCCAATGTACCGGGCGCGGACGAAAACCTTGATCGACGGGTTGATCAGCTTCGCCGAGACGATGAGCGGATTGCGGTTGAGGGAATGCGGCAGGGCTATGATCAGATGCGTGGCGCGTGGCATGGCCTGGGCCAAGACCTCGATGTTGTAAGCATCGCCGTAGATCGCCGCCCGCCCGTCGCGGGTCAGGGCCTGCACCGTGTCCATGTTCAGGTCCACGATTACCGTTTCCAACTCGCTCTTGCGGAGGATCGTATCCACGGTCCGGCCTACCGGCCCATAACCGACGATCACTGCCACAGGTCGGTCGGATTGTTCCAAGACCCGGCCCGCATGAAGGTTCATCATTCCCCCGCGACGGTCGGCACGGCGATTCAGGACACGCCAGAGCGCCGGCCATCGCTTGAGGCCGGCCTCCATTGGCCCGAGTAGGCGGAACAGCAGCGGATTGAGCGTGATGGAGATCAGAGCACACGCGACCAAAACGTTGTGACCGGCCTCGCCGAGCAGACCATGCTTGCGGGCGACCTCCGAGAGGATGAATGAGAACTCGCCAATCTGTGCCAGCCCCAAGGCCACCGTCAGGGCCGTCCGCGCCGGGTATCCGATGGCTGCGACGATGGTGAGTGCCGCCAGAGGTTTGCCAATCAGCACGATGCCCAAGCAGGCCAGCGTGAGCAGCGGTTGGCGGATGAGGAACATGGGATCGAACAGCATGCCCACCGAGGCGAAGAACAGGACAGCGAAGGCATCGCGGAGCGGCAGCGCATCGGCCGCCGCCTGATGCGATACCGGAGACCGTCCCACGATCATGCCGGCGAGAAATGCCCCCAACGCCATCGAAGCGCCGAAGGCATACGCCGAACCCGCCGCGATCGCAATGGCCATGACGAGCACGGTCAGCGTGAACAACTCGCGCGAGCGCAGCCGGGCGACCTGGACCATGATCCATGGAACAACCTTCGATCCAGCCAGCCCTAGGATGGCGACCAGGGCACCCAGCTTGGCCAGCGCCAGCGGCAAGGCTACCCAGAGGTTCCTGCCCGCCCCGGCCGCATTCGGATCAGTCGTTCCCATCGCAGGGATCAGCACCAGAACGATCACAGTGAAGATGTCCTCGACGATGAGCCATCCCACTGCGACATGGCCGTGGGTGGTGTCGAGCATGCGATTGTCGGTCAGCACGCGGATTAGCACCACGGTGCTGGCCACAGAGATCGCCATGCCCAGCACCAGCCCGGAGCGAACAGGCCAGCCAAACGCCATGGCCACGGCAACGCCCAAAAGCGTCGCGACCAGGCTCTGCCCGACTGCGCCTGGAATGGCGACATTTCGCACCGCCAGAAGGTCGTCCAGGTGAAAGTGCAGCCCCACGCCGAACATCAGCAGGATGACGCCCACTTCTGCCAACTGAGCGGCCAGATGCGCATCGCCGACAAAACCCGGCGTGTGCGGACCGATGGCAACCCCCGCAAGCAGATAGCCAACGATGGGGGAAAGCCTAAGTTTCTGGGTAATCAGACCCAACACCCACGCTGCGGTGAACGCAGCGGCGAGGGTCGTGATGAGCGGAAGGTCGTGCATGCCTCACGTCGAGTCTGGCCGGGAACGAAGGTTCAGCGATTCGGCCCATGCTGCGAGCGATTGTAGTGCGCGACGCTATTCCGTGCGAGAGATAGCGGCCGGGCGCGGGCGCTCTTATGCAGGAAAGAGCTGCGCGCGAGCCATGTCCGTCACTGCTCGTAGCCGCGCCAGCATCCGTTCGTTCTTGTGGACGTACCACCGGCTCATCCCTTCCTGGCTGTGGCCCATGATCCACTTGACGGCTTCGGCATCGGGATGCTCGCCGGCAATGGAGCGGAAGGTGTGCCGGCCGGCGGCGAAGCTGACGCCGGGGCGCTTCAGGCCGAGTCCATCCAGCACGTTCGCGAACTCAATCCCCACCAAATCGTGGTGCGACACTGAGGCCGGCCGGCCATGGTGATCCAGCTTCGGCCGTGCTTCACACCAGGGCGTGCCATTCGTGGACAGGAACACCAGCCTGTCCCAATCCGGCTTCTCCCGCTCCCACTGCTCAATCGCCTTCTCACCGGTCGGCTTACGCCGCTGCCATGCCCGCACCGCCTCAGCGAATCGGTCGGCGTTCACCGTCGGCCGAATCGGCTGCACGGCCGCCAGCGCCGCTACCGTCTCCGGCCAGAGCGTAACGTACCGCTGAATGCCCGTCTTTACTCGGTCGAAGTCGATGATGCCGGCATCCAGATCGACGGCCGCACGAGGCAGCGCCGCGCAATCGGCCTGCGTGAAGCCGGCGTTGATCGCCAACAGGAACATCGCCCGTAGTTGCGGCTCGCAGGCGTCGAGGATGCGCCGAATCTCATCGCGCCCGAACAGCTTCTCCCCGTGATCCTGCGCCCGCCGTCGCCGCGCAGCTTCCTTCACGGCCAGTGGCACGGTGGGGAAGGCGTCGCCGAACTTGAGCGGGGTGGGCAGATGCTCGTTGGCCACCGCCCACTTCGAGCAGGATCGGACGGCTTTGATGTATCGGTCCAGGGCATCCGGCCCCAGCTTCGACTCCAGCTCATCGCGGAAGCCTGCCCAGGCATCCGGCCGGATGGACAGGCACACGCGGGAACGCCCGAAGTGATCCAGCATCGCCTTAATTGCCCGGTCGATGTCCAGGAAGTGACTCTCGCTGATCTTGCCGCGCCGGCAGCGCTCAAGCTCCCGGTCGAGGAACAGCTTGCAGATGTGATCGAGCGTGGCCCCGGCCGAGGGGATTGCCGCGCCGCCTCGCGTGGGCGGGACCAGGCCGGCTTCCCAGTACCGCCGCTCGATGTGGTAGCGATCTTCAGCATCAGCGCCCGAGGAATCATCGCGCCAGGAGCCGAAGTACCGGCGGACGCCTTTGATCTTCTTGCCCCATTGTCCGTTGTCATAGGCTTGCAGGGGGAACCCCGGCCGAGGTGCAATCGGCTTGGCGCTGGTCGATTCGACGTGCGGCAGCGAGAAGAGCGTACTCAT